TTAAATACAGAGCTTAGGCTTTGCTGTAAAGAATTACCTAAGGTATTTGCTGTAATATCAATTAAACTGTTTAAGGTCTGAAACTCCTTAGATAGGTTGCGTATTCCTGGTATAGTTTCGTGCTCCGTTTCTTGCCAGGTAATGGCAAAATTTTCCAGAGCCGCAGGGTCTAAGGCTTCCGCCATACGGTCGCCGTATGTAAACCAGTAGTCCGAGCCTTTAAACAATTCCTCGTTTATTTCGCGCAGATAATCTGCGGCCGCTTCGCTATAAAAAACTACCTGCTTTAATACTTCTGGCTTGGTAAGTTTCTTAAGCTGGTTGTCCAGCTTTTCTATTTCTTTTCTGAGCTGGGCAAAGCGCGGACTGGCTACGTCGGTCTCTTCGTATTCCTTTTGAAGCTCTGCCAGCTTTTCTTTTAGTCCGCCAAGCGTGGTAATAGTTTTGGTTACGGGAGGATTAAATTTCTCGTAAATCCGCTTTAGGTCGTTTATGGCCCATTGCTGGTCGCTTATTGCTTGATTAATATCAAGCATTGCATTTTTAAAGCTTCCACTGCCTTCCTCCTTTCCTCCGAAAAATACCAGCTTAGAAGCTGCCGTGCCTGCCTCAATGTAAAATTGAGCGGCCATTCCTAAGTCTAAAAATGACTCGGTTAGTTTGCCTATTCCGCTTATGTTTTCGCTTAGGTTTTTGCCCGCAATAGCTTTAAAGTTTTCCCACTTTACAGTAAGCTGGGTAACTTGCGTGGTGGCATCCTCGATGCTACCGCCCATCTTTGCTATTTCCTCTGTGGCAATAGAGCTTACAGCTTGAGTTACCTCGGCTATGCTCGCCATTTCAGCGGAGACGCCGCCGAGTCTTTCCCGTAGTTGTATGGCAGATATACCGAGGTTATCCAGGATTAGCGGGCTCTTACGGCCAATACCGGTAACAATAGACTGCGTAAGGAAATCTACCTCTTGCCCGGTCTCCTTGGCTCGCAGTTGCGCAAACTTAAATAGGTTGCCAAGCTCCTGGATGGGGATTCCAAAGTTACCAGCTTGGATGGCGCTCTGTAGTAGCTTTACGTCGGTTACCATTCCCTTGGTAGCCCGGCGCAAGCCTTCCATATCTTTGGCGTCTCCGAATCGCTTAAAGCCCTGCTGAGCTGCTGCCAGCTGGTCGCCAAGTTTCACGGCTTCCACCGTGAAGTCTTGAATCATTCCGACCGCAAAGGTGGCGCCAATTACGTTACCGATGTTCTGGACGTTCTTGGATAGCGCTTGCAGGTCGCGGTCCATATTCCGGATACCGTTTCTAAACTCCCGGGTATCAATCCCGAAGAGTAACCTACTTACTATCGTGTCCGCCATCTTTTGCTATTTTAAAAAGCTCGCGGATACCGGAGCTGTATTTTTCCTCTTCAAATTTGAAGAAGTCCGTAGGCTTAAGCCCGGACCTCTTTGCGTTGCCGCTAAAGTTCGCCACTATTGTAGCGTGCCATCGCGTGCGCTTCCAGGTATCCTTTTCGCCCTCTGTGTAAGCCTCCAGTACCGCCTCGACTTCTTCGCTTGTTAAGCTTAGGGCATCGGCTTTAGATAGGCCTATTCTCCCGAGTAGGAGACCCAGTAATTTTACTGGGCCTCCGTCGGGAAAAAAGGGGCGTTGAGTAACGCCGGGAGCTCGTGTACATCGTTGGCGCCAATTTCTAAAGTAAAGGCCTCAAGCGTAGGCCGCTCGGCTTGATTCCAGTATTTCTGCGCGTATAACAGAATTACTGTATCCTTCAACCCTAAACCATCGCCCAGGTCGGCCATTTTCTTGCCGCTCAATTCCTCAAACATTAACGCCGCTCCCAGCGTAAACTTCATTCCCTTTTCCATTTTTATGCGTTTGTAGATTTAACCAATTCGCCAGCACCTTGCAGGCTAAAGGTAAAGGTACCGTTATCTTTGTCAGGCTGTGAGCTGGAGAAAGAAGTAAGTACAGCCAAGCCAGTTAAAGCGCTCTCTCCTACTACTGGCGTAACTGATCCAGCGGCGCAAGGGGTCAATTTAATAGTAACACTTGTCCCTACCAAGGTGTACAGGTCGTCCGGGTTCCACTTGCTGGCGTCGTCGTCTCCAAAGATAGCAGAGCCGGAAGCGGTCCAGGTGCGTGCGTTTGGTACGTAGGTGCGCCAAGTTGCGGAATCCTTACTGGTTGTTTCGCGGGTGTCGCTTGTAATTTCAAACGAGCATTCCGTTTCATTGGCAAATCCTTTGTAGGTAGTGCCGTCTGTGGATAGTAGTACGCGAAATTCGGTACCGGAGTTGGTTGCCATAATTAGGTAGTTTTAATGGTAAAAGTAAAATCGGCTGCCAGGATTACGGTTTCTTCGTCCTGGTTGTATAAGGTCTGTAGGTTGGTCATCCAAGCCGAAAGGTACGCAGCATTGCCGTTGGCGGCAAGATACGTGCGGATGGATTGTAGGATGGTCTGGGCGGTGTCCGCGTCCGTGTGGTAAATGTATACCTGGGCGTTCGCGTCCTGCATCTTGTAGCCGTCCTTTGTCTCTGTAATGTCCAGGCTGTCCAGTTGCAATACTATGTGATTGGCTGTGGTTCCCTGGGGCGCTGCCATCGCGTATACCGGCAGCGCTTGAGCGGCAAGTAAGGCGTCTCGAATTATCTTTAGGTAGTTCATTTAAAAGCTTTCCTTAAAGATTTTTGAAAGTGCCGTGTGCCCACTCGGTCAATTTTAGCACGTGTTTGCTTGCCTTCTTTTTCCCAAGCCTTGCCCATAAAGTCTTTGGCTTCGTAAAACTTGGAGCCGAAAAGCTGCATAAACGGGTAGGCTTGCCGGTTTTCCTTTATTGCGGTCACTCGGGTAGGTCCCACCCAAACTCCTATCTGGTCGCGCCATACTTTAACTTTGGCGCGTGTTATTTTAATAGCCTTCCAAAGATTTCCAGTACCTGGTTTTTTCACGTCAGCATAGGCTTCCTGCCGGGCTGCGTTACGTACCGGGGTAGCTTCTGCCCGGAGCTCTTTGTAAAGTTCCTGCAAGCGGATTTTTTCCGGAGCATTCCGGATATCCTGCCTAAGCTTTTCAAAGCCTTGTATACCGTTCTTAGGCATTGTCTTTGAGTCGGCTTTTGATTAGTGTGTACCGGCGTCGCCCTTCGGGTAGGGCGCTCAGCACTTCGTACCGCTGTCCGTTGTGGTCCAGCTCCCAGCTGCCCAGGACGTCGGTCCGGTAGCGGACGCGCCACAGCACCACGGCCGAGCTCTGCATCTGGTCGCTTACAAAAGCCTCCGTGCCTGCCTGCTCTCCGATTACCATCTGGGCATAGCAAGTGCCAGCGCTCGCGAAGGAGCGCAGCACCTGCCCGCTGTTGTTTGTGGTAACGGTGGGGCTGTACAGAGTGATTCGCCGGTCTAAGGTCACAGCGTATTCTTGTAACGAAATAGGACCCGGTCAAAAAAGCGGGGCGTTGGCTGCGGCAAGTCGTCGCCGTAGTCGTAGCCGTATTTCACGCGTTGATAAATTGCGTGAATAATGTCTTTCGGTGTGTTGCTTCCGTAGCCGGCTGCGTAAACTACCTCCAGCTTATCGCCTTCAATAGAAGGTGTAAGTACGCCGTTTAAAAGCGTGTATTCCGTGTCGGCGACGTCGTCTACCTTCACGTGAGTAATGGCACCAATGGGCCAAAAGGGCAGAGTATAGTACTCTGCCCAGTTGGTTACCACGGTTACCGTTGCCGTACCTACGACCACCTGCGCATAGCTCAGCGCTTCCTCACAAGCTGCGTTATAAAGGAAGGTAAGGAGGCTATCGTCTGCGGAGTTGTCCACTCGGCAGAAAGCCTTCACCTCGGTGAGGTTAATGGCTGCGGGGGTGTAGTTAGCGGTTGTCATTAAATAGTTACGTCGTCAGCGATTACGAAGCTCTTCTGGCGCAAGATTGCAATGTCCATAAAGCGCTCCACGTAGATACGTACAGTAGAAGAAAGCATTTCGGTATAGGGATCTACCAACAAAGTGGCGCCGCCCCAGAATCCGATTTGAACGTCTTCGAAGTTACCGAAAAGCAAACCGTAAGTGTCGGGCGTGCCGGTGGTCTTCTTGCTCAAGGTCGTGCTGTAGATATTGTAACCATTAGCAGTCTGGACGGGGTCCAACATACCTTCTACCAGGAAGCGGCCGGAGCCTGCGTCTACCTTGGTCTTTTTCAATTTGGCCACTACGTTGGGGTGGGTAACGTAGCCCAGGCGTCCGCCGAGGGCGTTGTTAGCGGCCAACAAAGCCTCCATATCTACCAGGTCGTCGTAGCTGATAGCACCCAAAGCCAAGTCCTGGGCAGTACCGTTCAAAGCGGTGTAAATACCGGTAGGTTGGTTAGAAGCGCCAGTACCGACCAAAACAGCAGCCTCGAGGCCTTTGTTAAAAGACTGGTTAAGCTGGTTAACCATACGAGCCTGGATACCTTGTGAGTATTCCTGGGCCAGCAATTGGTTAGAAACTGCGGCAGCGATTACGGCGCGCTTGGGGCTCATTGTGATCGTGGAGAAAGTCAAGTCCTGGGCAGAAGCTGCGCCGGTCTCGGTGTTCCAAGCCAAAGTGTAGTCCGTGTCTTGTACTGGGAACTGTACGTTTCCGACCAAGTTCTCAGCTACAGAGCAAAGGCCGAGCATTGGAGTATTGGGGTACAAGAAATCTACATAGCGTCCTGGGTCCGTGTAGACCAAGTCTCCGCCCAAGTTGCCGCCGGTTCCGCCGGTAACTGTGTTGGTACGCATTTCCTTGTTGAGGAAGTCGGGCAAGTGAATTGCGCCCATCTGTGCGTCGCGGGTGTCGATGCCCAAGCGGCGGCGCTCGGCCAGACCTTCCTGGTTCATTTCGGCTTCGATGCCAGTCAGCTTACCGCTGCGGGCTTCGCGAATAGCCTTTACAATGTTAAAGCGTGCCATATAGCGCTTCTGTGAGGAGCTAAGACCTCCGGCCAAGGCCGAGGCGTCAACTCCAGCTGCGGGGTTTTCCGCAGATTCTTGGTGTTGGTCCATATTAGTGGGGTTTAAAATTTCGGTTTCTGTTGGTTCTACCACCTCGGCCGCGAGGGCGCTCTCCAGGCTTCGCATCGCCACAGCGGTAGAGGGGTTTGCCCCGCGCGGCGTGAGGCTGATATCGTAGATTTCGGCTACCTCTGTGATTACGCGCGTAGGCTTTTCGCCCTTCACGTTCTCCCAGCGCTCGCTTTTCACGGTGAAAGCCCAGGAGGCCTGGTCCAGGTCGCCGCGCTCGATTAAGGTGCGGGCTTCCTTGCCGGTGTTGGTCTCGGGTGCGCTGAACTCAAAGTAAAGGCCCTGCTCATCTGCGCGTAGTTCCAGGGTTCCCTTTCCTTTGTTGCGACGTGCCAGCACGTGGTCGTAGCTGTGGTTAAGCAGCGCGTGGATATCGTAGCCGTCCAGGCCTTTAAAGGCGCTGCGCTCGATGCGCTCATTAAAAGCGCCCATATCGTAAGCCTCATAATTGGCCGCGTAGCCAAAGATTAGGCCTTCCTGGCTGCCGCCGTTAAGCGGTAGGCTCCGTATCTCCTTCTCGGTTGATTGTGCCATTTTGGATATCGTTGGTTGGTGACATATGCAAGGGCTTGTTGTATTCGTCCCCATCTTCGATGGGGGCCAGGCCTTCGCTCTTGCGGATTTCGTTTGCGCTAATTGCGCCAATGTTCCAGTACGAAACGTTGCGCTGAACTTGAGCCAGCATATCGCCACGCATTAAGCTTTTTAGATCCAGTTCAAACTCCAGGTTTCCAGTTACCAGCTTGTTCGTAAACTCCATTTCGATGGCTTCGCAAAGCGGGCGGATACAGTCGGAAACAAACTGTGCATTTTGGGCTTCTATTGAACTGTTAAAGCTGGAGCCCTGGAGGTGGCCTACCTTATGCGGGGGCACCTTAAAAATGCGGCAGATTTCTTCGACTGAGAAACGCATCGACTCAATATACTGCGCGTCCTGCATCGAAATGCCTACGGCCTTGTACTCCGCTCCGGCAGTAAGTACCGCAGTCTTGCCGCTGTTAGAGCCGCTGTACCGGCGGTCGAATTGGTTGCCCAGCTCCCGCAAGCGGTCCACGTCCCGGATAGAGCCGTCCAGTTGCAGGATTCCCTTGGGCATTGCACCGTTACCATAAAAGCCGCCGAGGTGCTTGTTAGCAGCCATAGCCGTGCCGATGGTCTCCTTTGCGTAAATGATTGGAGAAAGCCCGTTGATTCCGTCAATGGTCCAGGCCTTTAGGTGGATTATCTGGGAAGGCTGCAGGCGCATAGTTACGCCGCCAGGTAGGTAGAGGCTGTAAATAAGGGCGCCGCTGGTGGTGTCGATGGTCACCAGGTCCGTATCTATTAGCTCCAGGGCAGTAATGCGGCCGCGGCTCCGGACTGGAAGTATGTACGCGTTACCACGAAGCAAAAGGCTGTTAATGATTGCCTGCCGCCAATAGTAAGAATTGTAAGCCTCCGAAGGCTTCCGGCTTACCAGGCGGTCCAGCTCTGAGCTTACTCGAGTCTTACCATCTTCG